TGGCATAAAAATTGTTTTACCATTTTCTTCATGCGAGTGTATCCCATCACAACCCATTTGTTTCGCTCTTTCCATAGCCTCGCCAGGATTGTCGTAAACATCATCGGCAGTATAGTACCTTTTCATTTCTGCTTCTATCATCTCAATCATTATATCATCCTCACAACCACAACCACAATCAGAAGCCTCTACTTTAGAGCCACTTCTCCATTGTCTGCAAGACCAATATCTTGCTTTCCATTTCGGGCCAGGGGTTGAACAATTATGTCTGTCACGAAATGCTTTACGTCTTTTAGGGTCGTCACGTTTTATTTCCATATTAGGGTCGCCAAACCTTACTATGACTACCGTACCCTTTTCATTTTTAGTATAGACAGCGAATTTTTTCGGCCCACCACTTGTTCTAAATGGTTTGTTAAGAGTTACTTTACGACCTTGGTATTCTGCCGCACTAACAGTTTCCTCTCCCCAATCTTCATATTCTTCAGAAGCACTTTTCTTTTTGTGGTGGTACGCCTCTACATCTTCATCTTCATCATGATAAGATGCATTTTTTTCTTCAAAGTAAGAATTACATACTGCGGCCCTTTGTTGTGGATTACCAAACTCATCGACCATCTTGCTATCACCCATACACCTATCCATGTAATCCTCACGTGACTCATTGGGTCTAGGGTCGGGCATATTATCGCCTATTTATTGGATGATTATTAAAGGTTATTTTTTAGCATTTTTAGGTTTTTCTTTTTCAAACTCTATTTTTTCTACTGCTTCACGATGCTTTTCAACTATCATAAGATGTTCATGCTGTGCTTCAGCACGTTCCCTGTCATGTTTTAATCCAGCAGGGATTGAATCAATCTCAACAGTTTGTTCCGACTCCCACATACGAAGTATGGTATTTAGTGCGGGGGCGGCAATACCACCAATTATTGCTATCAACGCAATAAACCCGTCAAGGTTTTCAAGTACAACATCGGGATGTACTATACCCATACTTACTACTGCGGCACTTGCCGCTAACCATAAATAAATTGCAGGTAATACTGTTCTTGCTACCATTTTGTCATTAAATGTATCTTTACTTCTACTCATCGTTTCCACCACCTTTTGGCTTTCTAGTGTCTTGGCTGTTCTCACGTGGCAGTTCTCCGAACTGACGTATGCCTTGACTGTTATTTCTATTATTTCCTTCTCTGATAGGAGGAAGGTTTAAAATTTCCAATGCTTGGTTAAGAGTCAACACCCCGCTTTGATATCCCATAGTCACTCTTTGCATAGTAGCCATAGGGGATTCTTCATCAATAGAAGCAAACTTAAGAGTAGGTAAATCTGATTTTTTGTGCGGTATTCCCATCAATTCAAGATGTTTACTAAATAACTTCATTGTTGACTCTGCAACCACATGATGTAATCTCTTAATTGCTTGTACGGCCCACAAGTTAGCATTATAGGTAGCCGCAAAGGTTGAACCACGCTCTTGACCTGCGGCAACTCTTGGAACGTGAAGTACAGCCGCAATATCTCCATTGATAGAATCTAAGAAGTTACTTGAGTCGGGTATTGTGTTTTCTAAGTCTACATGGTGTAACTCTACAAAGTGTGGAAGAACAGGTATTTGGTCGCCACGTAATGCTTCAAATAAATCAGTTACTTCGTCCATAATGTGTGTAAGCCTATCTTTTTGCTCATCGGGGTCTTGAATACCTTCAATAGCCTCTTTGTTGATTGTGATAAATTGTTTTGTCATACTGTCTTCAAGTGCTATTCTATTATTCATAGTGTTATATTTTGCTCTTATTGCCTGTTTTAGTGCGGCAAATCGAGATGCACCCCATATACCATATGTCATACGACCTTTGTAATCTTCAAACCAATTACTACGGTAGTCTATTTTCATGTGCATTATTTCACCTGCGGGAATATCTACTTGGTAAGGCTTGCCTTCACGTAGTATATATGTTACAGCATCAATAATAGGATTGTAAGCATCAGCAGTAAATGTAGAACCAAGACCACCTCTATCGTCAACTATTGTCATTTGTTTTACAGGTAAAGATTGCATATCTGTAATACCTCTACCTGTAGACCCTACTAATTTATTGATGTCATTACCATACACCATAAGATTTCTCATAGAGTTAATCAATACATCATCAAAGTCAATATTGTCTACGAACTCCTTTATGGCATTTCTAATAGTGCCATTTTTTGCACCCTTGTAATCAATAGTGTAGTTATTAGCGGTAAGAGATACAGCACGAACAGCACCGTTTAGTTCGGGGTCTAACTTAAACATAGCATCATATAAGTCGTACACATTGTCAAAATTTGAATCATCACGAAATGAATTAGTATCTTGTGTTATATCGGGAATCCCTGCGGCAGTAGCAAAGTGAATATTTCTTGCTACTGGTCTTGATATAACCCCCGCAACATTTTGGCTATTTTTTTCCTTACGCCTAAACCTATCAAGTAAGCCCATATCATGTTTGATACGCACCTGTCAATTAAATGTTAAGGATGTTTTTAAAGATAACATACGCTAAAAAGACAAAAATACTTACTCCGCCAGTAGTTTGAGCCACTTTTTTTGTGATAAAACGGTCTAAATTGTAAATCGGCCCGTTTTTTATATGTTCTATATCTTCCCCGATTTCATTTAGTTTACTTTCAACTCTTTCAAGCCTAGTCCTATGTTCATGTATATTTCCTATGCTAGTGGATAAATCGGTAACTCTATCATTTACTGTATCTAGTCGAGTTAGGATTGCTATTGTTGAGTCTTCCATCCCTATCAACAGGGGCAGATGCTTGGCGTTTTATCAACCTTTTTGTTATAAAGTAAGCAAGCGACATCCAAAATATTATTTCAAATAGTATAAGTATAGCGGCAATCCAAGGGCCGAATCTAAATATGTCAGTATTTAAGCAACCACCAAAAGCATCACACGCATCACGAAAATCAATTTCGACATTTGGTGGGTTCACAATACACATTAGATTCATTTGATTATTAATTATTTTCTTATTTCGATACTTTACAAAAATAATAAAACGCTATACTGCTAAGAAGAACTGTTAATTATTTTATTCTTTCATAGACATTTGAAGTTCGTAATACTGCAAAGAGTGGGCCGCCTTTTTCTAAACGCTTATGAAGAAATAAAAGAATTAAGAAGAAACGTGGTACTGCAAGCCATTTATTTTTTTTATGAGTTGGTCAATTAAGTAAAAAAATACATAATAAAGAAAGGTTTATGAATCCCTTTCTTCTTAGTTCCTCTTAATGGGGAAGTATCTTCGCAATCCAGTATCAGAAAAAGACTATGAATTAATCGAAAAGCACTACGACAAACGTAAAAGTAGGCTTGGTTATGCTAGGGAACTAAACGAGATAGACCCTTCTCGTAGTGTAAAGGGGTGGGAATCTGCTCTTATGCGTTGGGAACGTGGTGAGCATAAAAGTCTTAGACGACAATTAGAAGAAAGTTTAGAAAAGCCCGAAGGATTTAGAATGGGTGATAAGTATTACTACGATGAAAGTAGTGATATGTATATTGTTTACCTTGATAGTGCTGGTCAAACTATTTACATGGAGGGAGATAAACATAGAGAAATGCTTCGTGACTACTCTAGTATGACAAGTAAAGCGTTAGATACAGGAACTATGGCTATAAAGTACGGTATGCCTAAAAATTGGTTCATGGAATACAAACGTATTTTCGGCTGGTTG